CAGGAGGCCGCTGTTAGTGATGCATGTAAAGCATTAGACAAACACGGTAATACAATTGTTGTAGCACCTACTGGAGCAGGCAAGACGATTATGCTCTCCGCGCTCGTAGGTGAGCGCTACAAGGATGGTAAAAAGATTTTGGTGATGCAGCACCGAGATGAGCTTGTAGACCAAAACAAGTCCAAGTTTGAGCGCATCAACCCATACATCACAACAAGCATTGTAAACGGCACAGTTAAAAATTGGGATGGTAATGCAATCTTCTCAATGGTGCAGACAATCTCACGCGAGAGAAACCTAAGAGATCGCCCAAAATTTGATATGATTGTAGTGGATGAAAGCCACCATGCAGCAGCCGATACATATTTAAAAGTTATTAACGCAGTAAAAGAAGACAATCCAGACGCAGAGATTGTTGGCTTTACTGCGACACCCAATCGTGGCGATGGCAAAGGGCTACGCAGCGTTTTCAATAATTGCTCACATCAGATTGAAATCACAACGCTAATACGTGAGGGATTTCTAGTGCCGCCTAAGTCATATGTAATTGATTGTGGTGTAGGAGATCAGCTTAACAACGTGTCTCGTAAAGGTAACGACTTTGATATGGAGCAAGTTGAAGCCATCATGAACCATAAAGTCATTAATGATAAAGTTGTGACAGAATGGATAGAACGTGCAGAAGGCCGTAAGACTGTTGTGTTTTGTAGCACAATCAAGCATGCGGAAGATTTGTTAGAATCTTTTGTAGAGCATAATATTGATGCCAAGCTTGTAACTGGTGACACACCAAAGGATGAAAGAGCCGAAACGCTACATGAGCTTGCCTATGGTGATCTCCAAGTAGTTGTGAACGTTTCGGTACTGACTGAGGGCTTTGACGCTCCTGCCGTGTCTTGTATCGTTCTTACGAGGCCATGCTCACAAAAGGGTACGATGGTTCAAATGATTGGTCGTGGGCTGCGCACGATTGATCCAGAGGAGTTCCCAGGTGTTGTTAAAACAAATTGTGTGGTTCTTGACTTTGGCACAAGCGTCCTGACGCATGGATCTTTGGAAGATGCGGTTGATTTAGATGATAAAGAAAAGGGCGAAGCACCTCTGAAAGAGTGTCCAGAGTGCGAGTCCTACGTTCCTATGGGCGTTCAAGAATGTCCAGTGTGTGGATATCTTTTTGAGTCAGAGAAAGAAGAAAAGGCAGAGCTATCTACGTTTACCATGACGGAATACGACTTAATGCAAATGTCACCGTTCCGTTGGATTGATTTATTCGGGGATGGCAGCTTGCGTATGGCGACTGGTTTTGAGGGATTTGTCGGGGTAGCTAACACATCAAAGCTATCAGTGGCTTTTGGTAAGCACGGTAGAGGCAAAATTCGTATTCTTGCCGTTGGTGGTAAACCACAAGCTACCGCAGCCGCAGATGATTTCTTACGTGAGATTGAAGATGGAAGTGCAGCAAAGAAAACTAAACGTTGGTTAGATCAAAACATTACTGAGAAACAACGTGAGCATCTGTCAAGACAAGGATTTGAGATTGGCTTCATGGACTTTTCGTGGACTAAATACACAGCGGCTTGCATGTTGAGCTTTCTTTGGAATCGAACAGCAATTGAACAAGCAGTGGAGGCTTACCTATGATAAATTGGGCTGTTTATGATGAGGGGATGAAGATTTGGAAAGACGGTAAGCTTATGGCAATTATACCATGTTCACAATTTAAGTACATTTTATCTGATTTGGCGTTATGGTTAAGGGATAACGACACAGAAAGGCAAGAAGATGGCTAGGTTTGAAATGATTTTATCAATAGCCAAGCGTAGCAGTAAAAGAGAACTATACACAGAAGAAACTAAATACGTTTGTTTTTGTAAAAACCTTAAAGATTTGAGTGAGATTACAGATACAGCAAACGAAGTTATTCAAGATGAGATGGAAGATTCTGAAGAAGGCGAAGTTTTGTTCGGGTCAGCGGATGTTATTGTAAACGATCTTACAATTCTGATGCTGCAATATACAAACAGTGAACTTCCAAAAAAAGAAATAGACGAGATAATTGATTTATTAACAGAGCAAGAGGGAGCAATGCACTAATGGAAGAAAGAAAGCCAATAGAAGAACTGGCGTTTATATTAGGAAAGTTCGGGTGGGAAACCAGATTTTGTGATCTATCAGAAGATCAGGTTCATACACTCGTATTTGGATTACAAGAGGCAGCAAAACTATCATCGGAGATTGAAATTGGGAAGCTCGAAGAAAATTACTTTAAGTCAACAGGCGCTTGGCCCCATACAAGCATCCCATTCTGATCCTATAGTAGAGGCAATAGCAGAAGCCGTAGATCAGGGAATTGTTCGGGTTAATGAGCGAAGAGAACGGCGGAAGTACCTGGGAGCGTCAAGTATTGGTGAAGAGTGTAGCCGTAAAATACAGTATCGTTACCTAAATTATCCTCAAGATGAGAACTCTGGCTTTAGCGCACAGACGCTACGCATCTTTGAATTTGGTCATGGGATTGAAGACTATGCAGCCAAATGGATAAAGGATGCGGGGTTTGATCTTAGAACAGAAGACAAGATGGGAGAACAGTTTGGGTTCTCAATCGCTGATGATGAGATTAAAGGTCATATAGATGGTGTGATCTGTGACGGTCCTGTTGATATGTGTTACCCGGCGTTATGGGAAAACAAATCAGCAAAAGACAATAAATGGAAGTCTTTTCAACGTATGGGCGTGGCGAAAGCAAACCCAACATATGCAACGCAGATCGCTCTGTATCAGGCTTACATGGAGCTAACAGAATGCCCTGCATTGTTTACAGTCGTAAACAAAAATACGTCTGAAATATACTATGAGTTAGTTCCTTTTGATAAAGAGTTAGCTCAAGCAGCAAGTGACAAAGCAGTAAATATCTTGACTGCATCGAAAGCAGGTGACATTCTACCTCGCATAGCTCAAAGCAAAGATTTTTATCTCTGTAAGTTCTGTGAGTTTAGGGAGACTTGTTGGAAGGGTGAATAAAATTAGGGGTCAGCACCGTGTCAATGCTAACCCCCTGAAGTGGTAAATATGAGTGTAAGGACAATATAATGTCATTGAGAGTAGTTGGCAATACAATATATGGGGGCAACCAAAAAGATTTAGTCGCTGAGATTACGGAGAAAGTTCCGTCATATGTACAGATTGAAGCACTAAAGAACGCCTACCCAAACGGAAGAGTTGTTCGGAATGAGTTCTATCTTGGCTCATTAGCAGGCGAAGCGGGGCAATCTCTTAAAATAAACATTGATCCGTCAAGTCCAAACTTCATGCGCGGCATGGATTTTAACAGTGGTGACGGAATTGGGGGCATATCTAAGATACTTATGGAGGCTTACAGGTGGAAAATCACCGATGTAGCCGAACATTTTGCTACATTCTTAGATCGACCCCAGGCAGAAGCGCCAATGAACCCAATTAACCCGAACAAATTTAACGATAGCCAGGGAGAACAACCCGAACAAGTTAAGCAAAGACGGGTCATTGATAGTAATACACCGCACGATGGTGAGTATTTTTATCTATCAACTGATGGAGAAGTCCTTGTAACAGTACGAAGATATATAGAAAGAGATGCAGCGGGTGAAATTGTTCGGGATACGGACGGGAATGCGAAGAAGGAGTTCCGCCAGTTTCCACGCTTACCTGAGACTAGACCACTTTATAACCTCCCTGACATTGCTCAATCAGATCGCGTGATATGGGTTGAGGGTGAAAAATGCGCAGATGAGCTAACAAAGCAAGGATATACAGCTACTTGCACTATCGGTGGTGCAGGCATGTTATCTCGTAACACAAAAGACAAGTTTGATTTCTCTCCATTGCAGGGCAAAGAGCTAATAATCTGGCCTGACAATGACGATGCAGGTAGAAAACTAGCTAGAATAGTCCAAGAGTTAGCGCAGAATGCAGGTGCCAAATCAATCACCATGCTTGTGCCACCGAAAGGCAAGCCGAAAAAGTGGGATGCAGCAGATGCGATTGAAGAAGGGTTTGACATATCAAGCTTTCTTAATGCGCCTGTTCATAAGGTAAAGAAGTCGTTATCTCTCAAAAACCAGAGCTTGCTTATTACTCAGCAGTTTGTTGGGTCGGCTCCAGAGCAGAAGTTCTTGATTGGAGATACAATACCGCTCGGAGTACCAGTGGTGTTCGCAGCCGCAGGGGATAGCGGTAAGGGCATGATGACGCTTGATTTAGCAATGAAGGTGGCATCGGGCGATGGTATGCAAAATGCTTTCGGTGGTTTGGTTTCAAATCATGGCACAGCAATTGTTTTATCAGCGGAAGATGACAAGGACGAGATCCACAGAAGGATTAGTAGACTCGATCCCCTGAACAAACGTTCGGGTTATGCGCATGATTGCATCATTGTACCGCTGCCAAACGAAGGCGGTGTGTTCCCAATTATGATGAAAGTGGACAATACATACGCAACTTCTCCAGAGTTTGAGAAGATATATGAAGAAATGTTGGAGATAGAAGACCTAGCATTGATTGTTATTGATCCAATGGCATCATTCGTACACGCGGATGTAAACGCTGATCCCGCTGCTGGTGCAGCATTTATGGGTTTGTTAGCTCAAATATCTACAGAAACAGGCGCAACGGTCATGGTAAACCACCATATGGCGAAGGTAAGCGATAATGATTTCATTGATTCGCCAGAGAAGGCTCGTAATAAAATTAGAGGTACATCTGCGATTGTGGATGGTGTAAGATGTGCGTTCTCTGTATGGCAAGTGGATGAGCCTACGGCTAAGTCACGTTGTAAAGACTTGCAAGTACCATACACAAGAAACGCTGTGTTTGATGGTGCGGTGGTAAAAGCAAACGGGCCTGCAAATCGAGAGATAAGACACTTTATTCGTAACCCAGATACTGGCTTATTAGAAGATAAGAGTATAGAAATACGAAATTTTGCTATGTCTCAAACCGTTAGGGAGAGAATAGAGTATGTCTTTAACTTTATTAGAGAGCGAGAAGAGCGTGGTATCCCTATTACTAAGGGTGGTATGCATGATGGTATTTTTGAAGCCGTAAAAACAGCGCCAAATGATGATATTAATGCAGGAAACCTTAAAGGTATAGGCGAAAGCACACTTAAAAAGGCAGTAACCTCACTACAAAACGATGGGCGTATTGACCAATTTAAACGAGGCAAAAATAGCCCTCGTAAATGGCTTGGTGTTGTTGGGGGTCAATTAAATCAAGAAGAAGATATGCTTGACTAGTACGGGATATTATGCTAACTTTAGCAATTATTCTAGAAAAAGGAGAAATAAATGATTACAGTATTTGAAGATAGACAACCAACGCTCGAAGAAGCGCAGAAGATTGTTGGTGGTTTAGTGGAGATGGTACGCTCTCCATCAGAACCCGATTGGCAAATCTTGGTAAATGAAGAAGGGCTGCTCGATGGTTTGCCGTTCAACAAAGAAGCCACAGAATTATGTGGGACAGGCATTGTCGGTCATGCTATCATCCTTAAAGGGGATGCTAAGTGGACGTAGAAATACAAGCAATAATAAAGCAGCTTAAAAGAAAAGCCCATGTTTTTATCCTTGATGGGGATAGCGTGGGCTTTTTTAATGGAAAACAAAAAGGTGAAGAAATGTTCGCCTTATTAGAAATGTTGGAAAGAGCATTGGAAAAGAAAGATGCTTAGACACGTTGACTTATGTTCGGGTATTGGTGGTTTTGCGCTAGGTTTTCAGTGGGCAGAGTTAAGTAAACCAGTATTGTTTTGTGATATAGAACCCTGGAGCCGAAAGATATTAGCCAAGCATTGGCCTGATGTGCCGATTGCAGAAGACGTAAAGGAGTTGGCAAATGACCCAAATGGACTTATTCCAGACTGTGACATCCTCACAGCAGGATACCCCTGTCAGCCTTTCAGTGTTGCCGGGCAGCGCAGAGGCACAGAAGATGACAGACACATCTGGCCGTACATATTTTCCATTATTAAAGCCAAGCGACCCTCTTTCTGCGTTTTCGAAAATGTTTATGGGCACGTCTCTATGGGCCTCGACGAAGTGTTATCTGACTTGGAAAGTGAAGCCTACGCCACAAGGCCGTTCATTATTCCAGCTTGTGCCACGGACGCATTTCACCGAAGAGACAGACTTTGGATCATCTGTAGAAATGTGGGCAACACCAAACACGATGGATCATCTACCACAACGGTCACAGGAAGCATTGGAAAGACAAGCGAACACGACACGCAAGGGCAGAGCAAGACCGAGCAATCTAAGGGAGCAAGTCAATCCAGAGACAGTGGAGGCTTGGGAGAAGGCACAAGAGCCGAATATGTGGGCAACTCCGAGAGCAAGCGACATGAAAGAAGGACGGACGCTGAACGAGAAGGGCCAGAGAGTGAGCAAGAGCAGCGACTTGGTATTCGGAGCAAATCTAGCGGATCAAGTAAAGATGTGGCCTACACCCAGAGCATGCACAGCAATGGCAGCGGAGAACATACACAACAGAGCGAAGGACAAGTTTCCGAATTTGGAGAGCGAAGTAGCGAGGTCAATGTGGCCAACACCGACAGCGAGAGATCACAAGGACAGTGGCGAGAACATGAACCTATATCGAGACAGGAGACAGGACACGCAGCTAGCTATAGTGACAAAGAGATTAGAGCCAGAAAAAACTGGCAGCCTGAACCCAGAGTGGGTAGAGTGGCTCATGGGGTATCCAATCGGGTGGACCGCCTTAGAGGATTAGGCAACGCAATCGTACCCCAGATTTCAATGCGTATCGGACTAACAATAAAAGAAACAATGTAGGATGTTCGTGGGACAAGGAGGTAAACCCGCCTCAATGTCCCTGGAAAACAATACAGACATTTGTTCGGGTTATCAACCTAGGACAAAAAAAAGCGGGGAAAATCCCCGCTAATTCTTATCTTTTTCTTTCTTAATTTGTTCGGCTTTTTGCTCCCAAGGAGCCTTTGATAAACTGACGTTTGTTTTCTTAAAGTTAGCTATTTTACGTCTGTAACCTAGCCATTCTTTCTGTTTCTCCGTCCACTTCTCATTAGTTCTATCTCTCATGGGCGTGGCATCGGTTTAACAATTTCATTGGATGCAAA